GTAATCATCTTTCCAATCATATTCTACACCGTTTATTTGTTTAATTTTGTCAAGTGGATTGGTTAGATTTTTGATGTTTTCTTTCAGTTTAATGTCGGAGGTATTATATGCCGTAATGTTGTCTGTGGCCCAGATTTGACCTGTAATGGAAAGTCCAGATGTTGTAAATGTACCTATTGTAGATCCTGATGAACGAACAACAACAGGGGCAGAAGCATCAGATCCAATGTTAAATGTGCTGGCATTTACATAAATTGAACCCCATTGTGTTGATTGATATGCGTCTGTAAATTGTAAAATGGAGTAAGTTGAACTAGGATAAATTCTTATACCGTAATTTCCACCACCTGTTCTAAAAATACCACCATTACCATCAATTGTGTGATAGTTATTAAATGATGCTGAACCACTAGTAGAAAAGTTTGCTACTGCTAATGTACCTGTAGCAGTACCATTATTTTTTGGAATAGCATTGTTAGCGGTATTGTAAGCATTAGTTGCAATAGTAGTTAATTGGTTTAGATTGTAATTTACACTATTGGCATAATTAAATGCCCCATTAGCAGTTCCAAATGCCGCATTAGCAACACCATAGGCAAAAGATAATTGATAACCCACAGTATTTGCATAGTTATATGCTGATGTTGTATTAGATCCAATACCAGTTGCATATGTTGAAAAGTTATTTGATTGATTAAAAGAAGCGGAAGCGTAAATAAGTGCTAAGTTGGCCTGGTCAAATGCTGCTGAAGTATTTGTTGTAGTACCATTAAGTTTTGTATTAATAGTATTTGCGTAAATACCAACTGAGTTTGCAGAACCAAACGCAGCATTTGCCGTCTGAAATGCCAAGTTTAAGGTTTGGTTTGTACCGCCAGCAACAAGTGCTGCATAAGCATATGCAGCATTAGCAGCAAGCCAGGCTTGGTTTGATGTATTTGCTAACTGAAATGCCGCCTGAGCAACGGCATTTGCATTGTTGGATTGATAATAGGCAGCATTAGCAGTATTAGAAATAAGGCCTAGTTCAGCATAAACATATCCTTCAAAAACATTAACCGCAGTAGATAAGTTAGAAAGATTTGAGGTCAGGTTGGCAGTTGTAAAATACAGTTCACTAAAGTTATTATCAGTTTTAGTGAAACATACTCTCATTACGTCGCCGGTACCATCGTTTGCAATTGTACCTATGTTAATATATTGTTGTGCCATAGTGCCTTTTCCGCTGTTTGATTATCTATTTATACTACTAGGTTATACCAGTTCCCATCATTACAAATGTATTACCACCAGACTCAATACCTTGGGTACAGATTACATATGCAAGACCGTTGGCAGCGAGTGTTCTATTACCAGTAGTAAGACCACCTGCTCTTAGTGATACGTTTGTATTCTGTGTTATGGTGATTGATGTTGTGGTATTATTATAAATGTAGAATGTATTACCAGAAGAAAATACAGCATTAGGAACAAATATTGTACCTACAGCCGCGACAACAGAACCAACGTCGGTAAGAGCAATACCATATGATGCTGCTTTTGCCGCTACCATTATGTTGTTTGCTGTAAAGTCTGCATAGGCATTACATGCTGCAAATGATGGAACAACGTTTACACCAGCAACATATAGTGATGATGAAATGTTGGCTGTGCCATTACAATCTAGTTTATAAGCAGGTGAAGTGAAACCAATACCAAGATTTGCTGAAGCAGAAATGGTAACAGTAGGAACTGCGGCCACACCGCCATTATAGAATGTTATGGCATCGGCACCACCTACAGATATTCTACCATTAGCATTTACATAATCGACAACAATACCGTCGGTAAATGTACCGTTAAAAGTTCCTAATGAATAAAAACCATTACTAGTTTGTAAAGCACCTGTTGATGAAATGCTAGTTAAAAGAGTTGTACCTACACCACCTGTATAGAACGCAAATCCATCAAGTGTTCCGGCAGATATTCTACCAATACCAGTAACATAATCCATAACAATACCGTCGGTGTAAGGACCTGTATAGTTGCCTATAGAATAAACACCATTTGATGATATGAAGTTGCCGTTAAATACAGCATTGGTGGTATTTGGAAATATAGAACTTGTTGCTGCTTTTGTGGCATATGTTGCACTAGTGTAAGCATTAATAGAGTTTGCCATTACGCCAGCATAGTTATTAGCAGCAAGAGCGGCATTATTAGCATTAACCGAAATAGCATTGGCATAAATGCCTGCTGTATTAGCAAGTAATCCTGCTTGGTTAGCTGAACTAAATGCTGAGTTGGTTAGTGTATAAACATTGACAACATTGGCATTTGTGTTACCAAGTTCCAAATTAATGGCATTTACCGCGCTAGTGAGATTGGAACTACTGGTAAAAAGTACCAAAATAGAGTTGACAACGTTTGCGTTATCTCCATAAAGTTCTTCGAAGTTGCTTTCTGTTTTAACAAATGCAACTCTTAGTGGATCACCGGTACCATCATTAGGTACTGTACCTACAAAAATATTTTGTTCCGACATTTACTTACTCCGAGTCCGATGTTATTATGATAGTATCTGTGCTAAACTGTTCTGAATCCGTCCTGATGCCAATGTAGTCTCCGTTGGCATACTCACCTTCCGTGGCCGGCCATTCTACTATGGATGTTGTATAACCATAATCATCCGTAGGTTGTGCGTTTACAGGGTTTGATGTAATCTTTATTTCTACTAACTTCAGCGGTTTTGCATAAAATGATTCCAAGGTACAAACACCATTGGTGGAAACCGCATGAATAGTATTATTGACCTTAAATGTTCCTTGTGTAGCACCTAATACCAACTGACCAAGTTGACCGTTATAACTTACAACAATACCTGTTGCCGTTGCTGTGTAATAACTATTACCCTGAAATACGGTATCATTTATCTTAAATATACCATTTGCGTTTGAGGTATTTATCCTTGTTATATATCCTGACTCTATACTTGGATCGTTGTAAATGTTGGTATAAACTGTGCGAATAATCTTTGGATAACTGATAGGTCCATAATAATACATCTTCATGGTAAAGTTAAGAGTCCAATTAACGTATCTTACGGTATCAAAATCTCCCTCATATTGTATGTCATTAGAAACGTTATTTAGAATGATAGGAACATCCTTTAATGCACCAAGATCCGGTATCATGTTGGTAGATACCGTAAAGTCTGGATTAAAGAATGGTAAAATCTGCTCTACAATCTGAGTACCATCGTCAATGTTTCTTGCATAGATGTTTAGCTGAAAATTAATGTCATACGGCACACCCATGTAGGATGCCGAAACGTGTGTGGTAGTATTCGATCTGGCCGCCTTTAATAGTGAGTTTTGCTTTCTGGTAGAATCATAGGTAATACCAGTAATCTCAAACGCCATTCTTGGTAGAAGAACTTGGATCTGTCTTAGTAAATCTGGATCGGAAAAGATACGAGTAACCATCTTCTCTTTTGGTGAATAAACTATTGGTACCAGAAAGCGATTAGTTTCATCACCAGTTTGATCATTTGTTCTAACCAAAGTAATGTCGTCAAACAGACGGCCAAAAAGGACGACTGCTTTACGGGTTAGTTGGTGATAGAACGGACTGTTACCTAACATTATGGTGTTCCAAATGGGTTGGTTTCGGATAGGTCAAGTATTACACCAGCATCCGTATTTACTGATAGATTATCTGTCAAATCATAATAAGAATAATCCGTCATACCGTCCACATTTATTGTATGCCAATTGGCGGTACTTGTTGCACCTAATAGGTTTGATGTATTAGTAAACTCACCTATAATATTATAGACAAGCAATGATGTATTTGATGCAAACCATTCTTTAACTGTTGCTTGAGCTGTTATTGTACCATTGATATTATCATTACTGGACTGGAATACAGTTTCACCCATAATAAAGTCGGTAGGAATAAAACCTGTTGAAACTCTGAGTTCCATAGTGTAGTTATTTTCGGCAGCAACCTGGTCGATCTCTTGGACACCTGTATTCATAGGTTCATTGGATGAACGGAACGCCTCACATCTCAACTCGTAAACAAATGGTAATCTTTTACCAATAGAGTGAAACATTAGTTCCTGTTCAACAAACTTAATCTCATACATTTTATGAAGGACAGGAACATATAGTAAATCACCTTCTTGGGGCCTCATTCTTGTTTCACCAGGTAGTATATTAAGAAAAGACCTACGTGAAAGGACGAACGTATCTGTGTCCCTGATCTCTAATCCGAACTTGGAGAAGAAATCACCTTGACCTTCATGTCCAGTGACATTGGAGAGGTAGGCCTCAATAAGGTATGCAGCATTAAAGGTACTCTTAGAATACTCACCAAAGACCATATCACCTTCATCAAATGATTCTCTAGGAACATAGTAGATATTGTGACCCATCATCTGTATGGATTCCACGATTATATCTTCCATGACTAGGTATTCGTTTGTTATTCTTTCCTGTGATGGATAGTTGTTTATGTAACGGTTGACTGCCATATTATCCTACAAGAAACTGAGGTGGTGCCTGGTATGTTGTCTCAATGTATTGCTCAATCTCTTTAATCTCATTTACAGCTTCTTCAAAGATTTGCTGTCCATTCATAGTGATACCGCCTGGTAACTGCATACCACCAAACTTTTTAAGATTGTTACCCCATTGTTTTTTAACATATGCTACTGCTAGTTTTTTTAACATACGGTCATTATAAGCCTTATTATATGCTTCTGGATCAGTAATAATGTATCCTTCAGCAACAATCCACTGGCCTGAGGTAATGTCTGATGACCAATCCCAGTCAATATAAAGGTTTTCACTAACACGATTAAAACGGACAGGAGTTTCACCAGAGAAGATCATGTCTAAGGTACGCATATGCTGCATAGTTAGAGCATAGTTTACATAAGAGGTTGATGAAAGGTCCCAAAGGTCGTTAAGGCGTAACTGGTAGCGAAGGTCAAAGAAGGTCATTGACTGGTTCGTACCACCAACTGGAAATATGTTGGTTACGCCAATGACATTAGGATTCATTGTGATATATTGATTAGTTATATCGGTATCGGTAATAAGATGCTTTAGATATGTTCTTTCGGTTCCATCATAATGAAACTCTTGCCAATACTGAAAGGCAAGATTGATAGCATCTTCAACCTGGACATCATCTACGTTAATTGTGATTACAGGGTAACCTAGCTGACGTAGGCAGAAATCTTTAAGTTCTTGTCTAGATGCTGGTGCTGACTGAGCCATAGTAATCCCTTTATATGGTATTTCATACTATTTAGGATTCTTTACCGGAACTTTGGACCTTCAACCCATATAACAATTGACTTACGTGTACCTAGATGAACCGGTTTCACTCTATGAATAAGAAAAGATGGAAAAGCAATAATGTCACCTTTTTGTAGGTTAGGTGTCAACGGATTAGCCTCTAAACCCATGTTCAACTGAAACTCACCACCTGTAAATTCTTTAATAGGTTCGGCCAATAGCATAACTAAAGTTAATTTTCTGGTGGAATGATGCCACATATTTTCCAATTGATCGCCTAAAATGGTATCTTTGTGCCATTCATACATTCCATTATCAGAACCATCATAAACTGTGTATTGAAAAGATTCATAACCAAATAAATCAAAACCATAGTAAGTATCATTTATTCTTTCAATAACATTATTAAATCTGTCAAAAATCCAATAATTGTCATCATTCCTATCATAAAACTTCACCTTAGACCTTCTGTGTTCTAGACAATCTTCGCCTTTACCTACGGTTGTTGCTGAACCTAGTTCTTCTTTTTCACAAAGTTTTGTTATATCTAATAACTCTTCCTCTGTAAATGTATTATGCCATAATATATGACTATAAGTCACTCTACGGAAGAGTGTAGGATCATTATTAATTTTCATAATATAACTTTCAAGTTTTATGTGTTAGCAGAGTTTCTTTCTGCTATTGCTATCACTTCTTCAATAGAAACATTTCCTGTAGAATAATCAGGAGTAAATGATAATGGATGACTTTCGTTTCCTGATACAGAAATGTTATGTACCAATCCTTCAAAATGAACTAGGCCTGGAAAGCTATTACTAAATGTTCTACTATCCAAAGTCATACTAATTCCATTGGCATCAATATATACCGGCGGATCAGCTGTATTTCCATCAATGTATTTTGGAGGTGTCATCAACCACATATTGCTTTTTGGCCAATGATCAAAACTGTTATTTGCCTTTAAATAGTCAAGAACAAAGTTAGCAGTATCTACCACAATTTGCCTTCTAACAAAAGCAAAATTTATCGTGTTTATTACCAAATTTGCAGCATCTCTTGCAGCTGGATGTTCTTGTGCCGTAGCCAATTTTACAGGTGCGTTATTAATTGAATTTGAGGTATTTGTTGATATATTGGTAACTATTGTTCCGGTAACACCTATTAAACTATTAGCATTAGAAAAATCAATAAGAATATTTTCTGGATCAAGTATTGCATTTTCTTGCATTTGCAAAAAAGGTACCGGTGTTGCTCTATGAATCACATTACTAACATCATTAGCAGAAGGATTTGTATTGTATAGAGTAACATTAAAATCTGTTCTTGTTGCAACAGGCCAACCGTTAGGAGTAAGCATAATATTACCATCAACATCAAAAGATATAGCTAAAACATTTTCTGTTGCAATGTCAGTCCAATAACGAACTACTAATGAGTTGTCTATTGGACTAGTGCTTAAAACTCTATATGAAACGTTCATTTTATTTTACCTCTTTAAACCTTAGGTCCATTAATTGTGCCGGTATTTATATAAGTTATATATGAATTTCCTGAAATAGCATTGCCTTGACTGCCTGGAGATCCTGTTGCTCCTGTTGTGCCTGCTGATCCTGCTGATCCAGGAGAT